GCCGCCGCCTACGACTCGACCTCCCCCTGGGGGATCACCAACCGAGGAGACGACTTCATGTCCGCACTGACCGACGCCGAACAACGAGAGCTCCTCACCCGGATGCGGAAGGCCGAGGAGTACGCCGCCTCCGCCAAGATGATGGCCGAGGACACCCACAAGCGGTGCATACGCCTCGAGACGTCCATCCACGGCGTCGACGACGACACCCGGAACCGAAGCATCTTCTTCCGGGTCAAGTATCTGTTCAGTGAACTCCTCGATTCCGGCAACAACCTGAAGCTCCGACAGATCCTCGCCCTCTACGGTCACCCCGACGTCCAGGCGGCGATCCGCAAGGTCGACGCCGAAGCGAACCCGGGCGACCAGTAGCAACCATCCGGACGGCGGCCGGATGAACGACGTCATCGCCGCGGTCGTGATCGCCGCCGCCGCCGTGGTGTTCGCCTACGCCTGGATCACCCGGCCACCCGACCGGTGACCGACCTGCAGGTGACCGTCGCGGCGCTGGCCTGCACCGTCGCCGGATGGACCCTCGTCGCGGTCACCGGTGCCAGACTGGTCCGGGACCGCCGCCGGCGTCGAGCCTCTCGCCAGGCCAGCCGACGGTCGGAAGGGTGAATGGACCGCCCCGCTCATGTGCTGGGGCGGTCCGTTCGTCGCGCCCCGACCCGGACATGCAAGCAACTTTGCGCACCGGCCGGCCTAACCAACGGTTCCCGCCCAACCGACGCCAACAGCCGGGAGGTCACGGGCCGGCCGTACCCCGACAGTGGGAGGCACCGTGATCATCTACGACCCCGACGGCCGAGACATCACCATGGCCGAGTACGTCGCCCGCTACCCGACCGAAGGCGTCGTCGCCGACACCGACACCCCCACCGGTCACCACGTCGCCACCCTGTGGGTCGGGATCGACGACCGGCTCACCCCGACCGGGCCGCCACTCATCTACGAGACCCTCGTCACCGGGCCCGGCGCCTGGCACGGCCACACCGAACGCTACGCCACCCGCGACCAGGCCACCGCCGGCCACCACCAGATCGTCGCCGACCTCACCACGCAACCGGACCGCCACCGGCCGCGGTACCCGACGCACAGCCCGGACCGTTCGGGTACTTTGCCCCGCCATGACCACCGACCCTGACATCGGCGTCCTGTCCGGGCTGCTCCCCGACGGCCAGCAATGGACCGTCCAACCCCTCCTGTGGGGCTGCTACCAGCTGAGCATCGGCCGGGTCGGCGCCGGCTTCTACGACCGGTCCTGGCACTACGCCGGCCACGACGCCGTGTACAAGGCGCTCGCCCAGTGGCTCGAGGTCTACGACGACGTGATCGAACCGACCGGCTGGCACCGCGCCCACGACGGCACCGGCCGCCGACGCCGCGACGGCGACCCCACCCAGGAGTACATCCAGTGGTGAGCCAGTCGTCCGGTCCCAGGCCGCTCACCAACCAGCGTTCGCCGTGGGAACGCGACCCCGACCATGACCTGACCATGGGCGACATCGTGGCCGTCGCCTTCCGACGTCGGGTCCACGACGGGACCCTCAGCGCGTTCGTGGCCCAGGAGCCGCCCGGCTGGCACCTGTCGATCTCGCACCGGCCGAACAGCTTCCGCTCCGCCGGCCGCTACCCCGCCTGGGACGAGATCGCCCACGCCCGCTACGAGCTGCTCCCCGACGACATCACCGTCGCCATGCTCCTACCGCCCCCCGATGAGTACGTCGCGCTGCACGACACGACCTTCCACCTCCACGAGATCGACGACCCGGACCTCGGCCGGTAATCAGGCTTATGTCAACCGAAGGGAGCCGCCGATGATCGACCCGATGAGCCATGACGGATGTGCCCTGTGCGGTGAGCCCGTCGAACCCGATTACGTCCCGCCGAACGGCGCCGACCAGGCGCGGTGCAACGGCCGACCGGCACACAACGAGTGCATGGTTCGCGAGGCGCTCGGTGGGATCGGACACCTTGAGGACCACGCCCACTGGTGTGGGCAGATGGGCGACCCGGACGGCGGCCGCACCTACCGGGAGTCGGCTCGGGAAGTGATGGCCTGGGTGCAGCGCCACGGCACAGTGTCCGAGGTCGCCGACGCCGTCGCTGACCGAGATGCTTGCAGCCGATAAAGCAGCGTTCCGTCAAGGGATCATCGCGACCTCATTCGCGGTTCAAGATTTGCGAATCATGAACCGGGCCCGGACTCGTCGACCAGGCCCTCGTGGAAGCTCGACCCCCGCACCCCCGACTCCGGCCACCACACCGACCGAGTCGCCGCGTCGTAGTGACCGAAGCCGACCGCGTCATGGCCAGCCGGCCGGTTGCAGACGAGCTCGCCACGCCGCGCGACACATCGCGCGGGGTCGCCGTCCGCCATGTCCGACACGTCATTGATCCCCGGCCGGCCAAGCCAATCATCCGGCAGCGGCATCAGCTCGGCGGGAACGGGAGCTCGGGCTGCGAAGGACCGGCCATCAGCTTCGCCTTCTCCAACCGCTCCCGACGCTGATCCGACTTGCCGTACACGAACACCCCCGCCAACACCGCCATCTCGCTCAACAGCAACGCCAACCCCGCGACGCCCCGACCGGTCGAGATCAACCAGACCCCGGCGACCACAACCAGCGTCGCCAGAAACCCGGCGATGTACAGACCATGCGACGCCCGGCGATCGTTCCCCCGAACCACCATCAGCTCGAGCTCCTGCCGATGCGCCGCCTGACGCTTCAACAAGTCGATGATCTCCTGCGCCGCCCCCGGGCACGCCGCCTCGTACTGCGCCAAGTGCGCCGGATGAGGAAGCGGACCCTCCCAACTCGCCGCCTCGATGAACGCAGCCGAGAACCCGTCCATGGCCGCCCCGTCGCGCGGTCCACCGTGCGCTTCGATCTCGTCTCCGCCTGATTCGCCCGACCCGTCCTCGGCCAGGGCTACGCCCCGAAGCGGCGCATCGCCACCCGCAGATCATCCCCGACCGCCGCCCAATCCTGAGCAAGCGCCCGGGCATCAGCCTCCCCCGGCGACGACGCCACGTTGTACTGATCGAACGTCGAACCCAGATCAACGATCCGGGCCAGACCCTCGAACCACCTCGGCATCGCGAACAGGAACGTCGATCGCCTCATACGCCGAGCGTAACCACCACTGAGATTGTCCGCCCGACCGACCCCCCTTTGTAGGGACGGTCCCGGCCGGAACGTCGCGAACATCCGCGGACGGGCCGCCCCCGCACGAGCGGCCCGTCCGCACATGCATCCTCCCCAACCCGTACACGGACCCGTCTACACCTCAGCGGGCCCGGCGCTGCACTCATCCTCCGACGACCACCGTCTTCACGCACACCCCCGAATCGCCGTCGTAGATGTGCGTGTACGTCGGCCGACCCGGCCGGGCATGAGCGGCGGCGAGGTCGCCGTGCCGGCCGGCGATCTCCTCCACCCGGCCGGCGTTCGCCACCGTCACCCGCTCCTCGGCCAACACCGACCCATCGAACGACGACACCCGGAACACCAACCCACCCGGCGCCACACCCGGACCAATCCGCTCCTCATGAGGCATAGGCGCAGATCGTAGATCCAGTCCTCAGCCAGTCCTCAGCAATGTCGCAAACTGATGATTGACGACAAGAGCGAATGCGAGACGACGACAGGTGAATGTGCTGGACAAACCGACCATACCGGGCGAAAAGTCCAGGCTGCTTAGTGGCGGCCACCACTCCCGATCCCAGTGGGTGTGCGGGACGATGTGCACGACCCTTCTGCGGCTCTGACCTGCGGAAACGCTCTGCTCGTTCATCGGTTCAAACCGTCCTAGTCCTCAACCAGTCCTCAGCTGAAACGCCGAGGGTCTCGTCAACGATGCTCCGGACCCGGTCGTCGTCCTTCGGCATGACGTGGGCGTAGGTCGTCAGGAGCGTCTTCAGGTCGTGCCCGAGCCGCTCCGCCACCTTGGCCGGGTTCACGCCGGCGGCGAGCAGAACGGAGGCGTGGTGGTGGCGCAGGTCGTGCCATGTCCCGGCCACGCCGGCCCGCTGGGTCGATGTCCTCATGTACTTCGTCGCCATCGCCCGCACCACGGCCCGGCCGCCGATGTGGAAGACGAGGGCGACCGGCCCGGTGGACTTCGTGGCCTCGTCCCACAGCTCCTCGTCGCCCGTCCCGAAGTTGGCCAGATGAGCGGCGAGCGTGTCGACCACGAGCGAGCTGAGGGCGATGGTCCGGTAGCTGTTCTTCGACTTCGGCGACTTCAGGAACGGCCGACCCGTTGCCGGCGACCAGAGCTGACGGTCGACCCGGAGCTCACGCCGCATGAAGTCGATCCGATCCACGGTCAAGCCGAACAGCTCGCCCTGGCGCAGGCCGGTGCCGGCTCCGAGCACCACCGCTGCTCGGATGTGCTCCGGCGCAGTGTGGGCGACGCCGAGGACCTGGTCGACAGCCAGCGGGACGAACGGCACGACCTCGGCCTGCGCCAGCCGGGCGTCCTTGGCCGGGTTCCGCGGGATGCGCTCGTCATCCACGGCACAGGCCAGCATCGACGACAACGTCTCGTAGACCATCCGTGCACTCGACGGCGCCAGCGGGAGGCCCTTGGCCCACTCCTCGATGTGCGGCCGGCGCAGGCTAGCGAGTGGTCGGTCGCCCAGGCGGGGCAGGATGTGCAGACGCAGTTCCCGGGCGACCCTGTCGTGCGTCGCCGGCGACCAGCTCCTCCGCCTGGTCCACTCCTCCGAGTACGCCTCGACCGTCATCTGGCCGGCCGACGGCGTCGTGTAGGTGCCGCTCATGAGCCGGTGCTCGACATGCACCAGGAACGCCGTGGCGTCCTTCTTCAGCCGGAACTGCTTGGTGTGCTGCGGACCGTTCGGGTACTCCCGCCACCGCGCTCGGAACATGCCGTTGGGTCGCTTGTCGATGCTGGCCATCAGTTCTGCTCCTTCATGTCGGCCCGGAGCTGCTCGATAAGCCGGGCCGCCTCGTCCTTGAACTGCTCCCGCAAGCTGAGGCAGACGGCCTCGAGCTCCGCCGGGCCCTCAGCGGCGAAGTCGACGATCGCCGACCACTTCTCCGCTTCGGCGATTTCGTGCTGCCGGCGAACGCGCTCGTTCAGCGACAGCCGAGTACGCAGATCGGCGACGAGGTCGTACGCCAACTCGTGACCGCGGGCTGCCGGATCGCCAAGCAGGTCGCTGACCGACGTCCCGAGCGCATCGGCGAACGCGACGAGGTCGTCGACGTCTATCCCACGCTGGCCCAGCTCGACCTTGGACAGGGCGCTGATCCCCATCGGTCGGCCCTGCTTGGCGAGCTGCTCGCTGAGCTTCGCCAGGGTGATCTCTCTGGCCTGTCTGAGGTAGCGCAGGTTCGTCGCCACCCGCTCGGCTATCGGTGCGCCTGTTTCCATTCTAGGGAATCTACAGGAATGGCTTGCACGATGTCGATAGCAAACGTACGTTTTCGACATCGCAGAACCACGCACAACCAGTTCCCCGAACCGGAGAGCACCGTGCCCGACTACCTGACCAGCGAGGAAGTATCCGACCTCCTCCGCACCCCGAAGCCCACGTTGTACAAGTGGCGGGTCGAGGGCACCGGACCTCCGGCGGTCAAGGTCGGACGCAAGCTGCTGTACTCACGAGCCCAGCTGGTCGAATGGCTCGACGCGCAGCAGACGGTGTGACCAGGGACAACGCGAATCGTCCTGACAATTCCCGCCCTCCACCTTGTGGCTCAGCCTGAATCGGCACAAAGTGGACGCTCAACCACGTTCCGTCGAACAACGAGCGGAACGAGAAGGTGACCCTCCGATGGCCGACGTGCACCACGTCGGGCCTCCCGATCCAGGATCGGGAGACCGTGACGCGCCCCGCAACCCGCTAAGGCAAGCCCCCCCCCCCCCCAGTGAGAACGCTTCTCCACTAGGCGGGTCGCGACAGCGCACGACGGTCACCTGCCCGGACGGCACCGTCCACACGTTCGACACGCTGCACGACGCGGTGGCGTGGGCCGACCTCGGGCATGTCTGCCTGTCGATCGCGCACCACACCTTCGCTTCTCCCACCGCCTCGGCCGCTGCACCGGATCGGCGGGTGTCCTGATGGACCAGCCGTCGCTGTTCCCCCCGGCTGTCCGCCCAGGCGATCCGGGCACATCGCATCGGGCCGCCGGCCACAACCGGGTCACGCTCCGCCAGCGGGTCGAGGACGTCCTGCGACTCCACCCGGGTGGCGTGACCGACTGGGAGGCGACCCAGCTCCTCGGCCTGGCCGAGCGGCGCAAGCCCTCCGTGGCGAAGCGGCGACAGGAGCTCGGCGCCGTGGACACCGGCCGGCGACGCCCAAGTCCCGACGGGCTCATGTGCGTCGTGTGGGCCATCGAGAACCGGCCGGCCGGGACCGAACGGAACGAGGTGCGCGTCCTCGAACCGTGCCACCCACCGGTGGCCCCGGCCGGCCACACCTGATCCCAAAACAGAAGCAGCTCCGGCCACCCCTTCCCGGATACCGGAGCTGCACCCGAACCAGAGAGAAGGATAGATGACCGCTCAGATCCAGATCGACCGCATCGCCTCGGAAACCATCCAGGTCCCGATCGTCGGCACCATGCCGCTGATCGTCCACAACTTCTCCGACAAGTCGAAGCGTCAGATGCTCGACGCCCAGCAGGGCCGGAAGAAGCCGAAGGAGACCCGTGACCCGCAGGCCGAGTACGAGGCCGCGTTCTACCGGACGAAAGACGGCTACGGCTTCCCGGTCACCGCGTTCAAGGCGGCGACCGTCGGAGCCGCCCGCTTCTACGGCAAGGACATCAACATGACGTCGCTCCGCCAGTTCCTGTTCATGCACGGTGAGCTGTCCGAGAAGGATGCGCAGGCGCTGGTGCCGATCATCGGTGAGCCGATCATGCGGGAGGACATCGTCCGTCTCGGTGGCGCCTCCCGGTCGGCGGACCTCCGCTACCGGCCGATGTTCACCGAGTGGCGGACGAACCTCCTCGTCACCTACGTGATGAGTTCGTTGTCGAGGGCGAGCGTCCTGTCGTTGATCGACGCCGGCGGGCTCGGCATCGGTGTCGGCGAATGGCGGCCGGAGCGGCGCGGCGAATTCGGCACCTATTGCGTCGACGGCACGCGCGACATCGAGGTGATCGAACGATGACCGCGGCAGGCGTGGAGGGGTTCGGCATGGCTTGGCTAGGCGTGTCCCGGCAAGGCTCGTCCCGGCGGGGCTTGGCTCGGCAGGCAGGGCTCGGCTCAGTATGGCGAGGCACGTCTCGGCGAGGCGAGGCAGGGCCCGGCAGGGCTGGCATGGTGCGGTGGGTCAGGGCACACCTCGGTATGGCTGGTCAGGGTTCGGCAGGCCCGTCGAGGTGCGGCATGGCGAGGCCTGGCGAGGCATGGCCGGGCTGGTCGTGGCAGGCCAGGCTTGGCTTGGCACGGCGTGGTGGGGCAGGTCGGGGTACGGCTCGTCAGGGCTGGGCAGGCACGGCGGCGCATGGTCCGGCCGGGCATGGTCCGGCTTGGTGTGGCGTGGCACGGCAGGCAAGGCGCGGCGCGGCAAGTCGCGGTGCGGTTCGGCAAGGCGTGGCAGGCGAGGCAGGGCACGGTCGGGCAGCGCAAGGCGTGTCGAGGCTTGGCCCGGCAGGCATGGCAGGGCTAGTCGGGGCACGGTGCGGCAAGGCTTGGCAGGCAAGGCGTGGCTCGGCGGGGTTCGGCGTGGCGGGGTCGGGCACGGCTTGGCGAGGTAAGGCAGGCATGGCCGGGCACGGCGGGCCTGGGTTTGGCCGGTCGCGGCATGGTACGGCAGGGCATGACTCGGCAGGCTGGGCAAGGCACGGCAGTGCTGGTCCCGGCAGGGTTCGGCTGGGTGCGGCATGTCGTGGGGCTGAGGGGGTGGTCGTGTGAGTTTGCGCGATCACCTCCAGGCCATCTACGACGAGCACGGCCGGTTGACGCCGTCGGTCGTCGTCGACCAGGCCCGCCCGGCTGACCATCCGCTGCATGAGCGGTTCGACTGGGACAACGAGACGGCTGGTGAGGCGTGGCGGCGTGTCCAGGCCCAGCAGCTGATCCGGTCGGTCCGGGTGGTGTACCGGGAGCCGACGGAGACCGATCCGGGTGAGTCGGTGCGGGCGTGGCATGCGGTCCGGCAGCCGTCGGGGCATGTGTACGAGCCGGCCGAGAAGGTGGCCGGCGACGAGCTCCTGTCGCGCATCGTCCTGAAGGACATGGAGCGGGAGTGGAAGCAGCTGCACCGGCGCTTCGGTCACTTCGTCGAGTTCGTCGACCTGGTCCGGGGCGACCTCGGTAAGGAGGCGTCATGACCCCCGGCACAGTGTCCTTCGAGATAAACGACACCGATTGCAACCTCCGCCTCGAGTTGGATCTCGGTGGACCGCCCCATCTCTACTCAGGGTTCCTGCAGCTGGTGACCCTGGCGGTTACTGGTCTGGACGGATCCACTCCGCCGCCGGTCGAGGCCCCGGCGCCGGTCGTCGAGGATCCACCTGAGCCGTCACCGGAGGTGCCGGAACCGGTACCGGTGTCGGAGCCGGTGACCTACTCGGTCGACGTCGGCCCGTATCCGGAGCCCGACCCGGACCCGGACCCGGACCCGGACCCGGAGCCGGAGCCGGAGCGGGTGGCGGTGACGCCGGGTGGTCCGATGGCTGAGGTGCTGGCGTTGTTGGCTGAGGCCGGTGGTGAGCTGTCCGACCCGGCCGGTGGCGTGTCCGGCAAGATCGCTGACCTGACGGGCCTGAAGCCGTCGGTGGTGTCGAACACCCTGTACCGGTTGAAGGCGGACCGGTTGGTGATCGCGGTGACGTCGGCGAGACGTACGACGAGGGCGACGCTCACCCTGTCGGGGTGGGAGGCGGCCGGCCGGTCGGCGCCGTTGTCGGCGGTCGCTGATGGTGGTGCGGATCATCAGCAGCGGATGCGTGACCGTGCCGCTGACGCTGTGGGTGGGACGCCGGGTTCGGGTCGACGGTTCGAGGCCCGGCGATGACCGCGGCAGGCATGGAGGGGCAGGGCACGGCGGGGTCGGGTTCGTCATGGCACGGCAAGGCCGGGCCAGGCAGGGCACGGCAGGCATGGAGATCGAGATGGAGGGTCGGATGACCGAGACCGCTGAGGTTGCGAGCCGCAAGCAGTTCCGGGAGGACGTGCTCGCCCTGGTCCAGGACCTGGGGGCGTTGTGCCGGTTCGTGTGGGATCACCCGGCGTTCCCGGTCCCGACCTTGCATGAGTTCGCTCCGGTGACCTACTCGGTCGACGCCGGTTCGGAGGACCAGTTTGACCGTCTGTCCGACGTGTTGGCCGCTGACGGTGTGGTGGAGCACGAGTCGCATGTGACGTTCCGGTTGGTGCGCCGCCGGTTCGGTCGGGCCGAGCTGCAGCTGTACTACTTCCCGGGTGGCCACCCGCCGGTCGCCGACGCCACGGTCGGTGCGGTCCCGGTCGGGGAGGTGTCGTCGTGAGCGTCGAGCCGGAGTGGGTGGATGACTGGGAGTCGGACCGCGACCGCACGGCCGGGTTCGAGGCTGAGCGGGTGGAGGAGGCGTTCGCCATCACCGACGATTCGGCGGCGACGTGGGCGTTGCGCAAGGTGGCCCGGGCTGAGGCTGAGGTGGCCCGGGTCCTTGCGGTGGCGAACGGTGAGATCGCCCGGATCAACCAGTGGAAGGCTGACGCCTGCCGGGGTCCGGTCGATGACATCGGATTTTTCAAGGCGCACCTGGTCGACTACCGGCGCCGGCTCGAGGACGCCGACCCGAAGCTGCCGAAGACCTACAAGTTGCCGGCCGGTGACCTGACGGTCCGGAAGGGTCCGTCCCGGGTGGAGGTGACCGACGAGGAGGCGTTCGTCGCGTGGGCTGAGGTGAACGACCCGGAGCTGCTGTCGCGCAAGCCGTTGGTGTCGCGGTTGAAGGACGGGTACCGGCCGGTGCCACCTGATGGGGACGAGACGGTCGAGCGGGTGACGTCGATCGTGTCCGGGTCGGGGGAGGTCGTGCCGGGTGTCCGTCAGGTGTTCGAGCCGGAGCGGTACGGGGTGAAGGTCCGGTGACCGAGTTCGTGACGCAGACACTGCTGGCCATGGGCCGGCCCGCCGACGTCGTGGACGTCTGCAACGCCTGGGAGGACTCCGGCTGGGAGGTCAAGGTGATCTGCCCTTCCGGTGTCCCCGGGGAGACGTTCGTGGTGTTCGAGCGGGAGGCCGACTACGAGGTGGGGGCCCGGTGATCGAGGACGAGCCGCTGTTCCCGGAGTACCGCGAGACGAGGCTGCGCGACGTCATGGCCGACACCGACCCGGAGCCCGACGAGATGCACGTGTACACGTCGACGGCGTGTCACCACGACCTGCACGAGCGGTGCCGGCGGGTGTGCAAGTTCTGTGACCAGCCGTGCGGTTGCGCCTGCCATGACGGGGAGGCGCCGTGACCGACGCACCCGAGATCTTCGCCGCGATGGCCGCCGTCATGGCCGACGTGAAGGCCGTCGGCAAGGACGACGTCAACAGTGCTCAGAACTTCAGGTTCCGCGGGATCGACGGTGTGTTGAACGCGGTCGGCCCAGCCCTGCGCACCCACCGGGTCGTGGTCGTGCCGATGGTCGAACAGGTCGACGTGTCGACGGTCGAGGTCGGCAAGAACCGGACGCCGATGGCGCACGTGTCGCTGCGGGTCCGGTACCGGTTCCTCGCCACCGACGGGTCGTCGGTCGACGCGGTCGTCCCGGCCGAGGCGTTCGACTCAGGCGACAAGGCCGTGTCGAAGGCGATGTCGGTGGCGTTCCGGACCGCGTTGATCCAGTCGCTGACCCTGCCGACGAACGAACCGGACCCGGACTCGGTGCTGTACGAGCGTGCCCCGGCGCACGACGCCGGCCCGGGTCCGGAGCCTGCACCGGACCGGTTCGTCGACCTGAAGGTGGCGACGAACGCCCTGACCGACCCGGCGCCGGTCGTCGACTGGGTGAAGGCCGAGGGGATCACCCGTCGCACGCTCACCGACGAGGTCGCCGACGAGTGGGCCCGGCGGATCGAGGAGGCGGCGAAGACACCGATGGCGGTCCCGTCCGGGGAGGACCCGTTTTGAGCCGTCGCCGTCGTTTCCGTGCCGGTGTCCTGGACCGTCTTCTGGTCACCGACGACCATGACCCGGCCGGTGACCGGATGCTCCTGTGGGTCGCGGTGAGGGTGCCGTCGAGGGCACGCTGGTTGCGTGCGTTGGTCGACGACCACCGCCTGGACCGTGCCGTCGCGGAGCGGGCCCGGCTCGTCGAGGCGTTCCGTGACACCGGTCGGGCTCTGCCGGCGCCGGGTGTTGAGGTCGACCATGGTCCGGCCGTCGACCGGCTCCTCGACCTCCACCGGTCGGGGAAGACGACGTGATGGGGCCGAGCACGGTGGACGGGTGGGCGCCGTGGCCGGCGGCCGACCTGTCCCCGCAGTACACGCTGATGATGGCCAGCCTCGAGGTGGCGGTGCCGCTGTGGCAGGAACGTCTCCTCGACTACGGGGAGGGTGGCCGCCGGATCCGGTCCCGGGTGTGCGTCGATGCGCTCGCCTGTCGTGGCGACATCTTGCAATACGGCATCCCGGGTGGTGGCCGCAAGAACGACGGCAGGGTCGGTGACGTGTTCAACCGGTTGGCCGAGGGGATCGCGCTCGGGTCGTTCCAGCCCGGCGGTGTGCGCATGTTCGGTCGGCACTGGGAGTACGGCCCGCCGGGTGAGGGCACCCCGCCCGGGGCCGGCTGGGAGGACGACGTCGACCAGCTCGCCGCCCAGGCCGAGGCGCAGAGGGAGGCGTCGTGAGGCAGCCCGGGGACGACGTGACGGTGGTGGTCACCGCCGGCGGGAAGGTGACCGTGAACGGGGTGTTGTGCGCCGAGGTCGCGGTCGGGATCGTCGACTCCCGCGACACGCTCGCCGCTGACCTGACCCTGCACCGGGTCGCCGACCGGATCCTGGAACGCCTCGAGGACCTCGACGCCGTCCTCGCCGACCTGAAGGCGAAGCCGTCCCTGGATCTGGCCGAGGGTTGGCTCGACGGCTACCGGGGGGTCACCCGCACGATCGGTGACGCCTCCGTCCCTGGCGGGGTCGAGACCCGGGTCCCGCCGAAGTCCGGTCGGGAGTACGAGGCCGGGTACAGCGTCGGCCGGTACGTGGCCGCCATGGCGTTGTTCCTGGCCGGTGAGAAGGCCGGGGTCGAGACGTGACGGGGGGGTGGCGTGACGACGCCTCGTGTCGTGGGAAGAACCCGGACCTGTGGCACTCGCCGGCCACGATCGGCTACGCCAAGTCGGTGTGTCGGCGTTGCCCGGTCCGCGACGTGTGCCTGGCCGAGGCGGTCGCCGCGGTGGAACCGTACGGCGTGTGGGGTGGCCTGACGGCGCTCGAGCGGAACGTGCGCCGCTACTCGGCGACCGAACAGGAACGGCTCCTGGTCCTCGCGGAGGTCGGGCGGGGTGCGTCGTCGGTCCGTGACCTGATGGACCGGGTCGGGATCGACGACGTGACCGCCCGCCGCCATCTTGGCCGGCTCGAACGTGACGGGCTGGTCGTCGTGTCGCGCAGCAACGGTCGACCGTTGCGGGTCGAGGTTTCGCAGCGGGTGGCGTCATGAACATCGGGTTCGAGCTGGCGGCCCGGGTGACCGAGCCGGGTCACCCGTTGCTGGGGGCGGCGTTGCTGGTCCGGTGGCCGGCTGACGGGGTCGAGGTCACGCCGACGGTCCATGTCCGGGTCGGGCTCGAGTGGGTACCGGTCCAGTTCGTCGAGGAACACCTCGCCGACCTGCCCGGGCCCCGGGGTGCGGCGTGATGGCGACCCGGGAGAACGCCGCGCAGAAGGCCCGCCGGTACCTGTGTGAGGGGCGGGTGACGTTGCAGCGTGTCGACCACGACCGGGTGGTCGGGTCATGCCGCGGTGACGGGACCGTCTACCGGGTCGCCTACTGGCGGCGGGTCTGGTCGTGTGACTGCCCGGCCCGCACCGACCAGTGCGCCCACCTGTTGGCGGTCCGCCTGGTCGTCGTCGTCGACGTGACCGCCGAGGCCGTCAGGTGACCGGCACCGCCTCGGATCTGATCGAAGCGCACCTGGGCCTGGTCCGGATCGTGGTGTGTCAGGTGGCGCCCGGGTTCCCACCCCATGTCGACCGTGACGAGCTCGCCGCCGCCGGGAACCTCGGTCTGGTCGAGGCCGCGGCCCGGTTCGACCCGGCCCGGGGCGTGCCGTTCGGTCGGTTCGCTTCGGTCCGGATCCGTGGCGCAATCCTCGACGCGGTCCGGGCGACGGATTGGGCGCCCCGGTCGGTGCGCCTGGCGGACCGTCGGGTCGTCGACGTCGAGCGCCGGTTCATCGCCGACCGTGGTCGACGGCCGTCGCCGGCTGAGCTCGCCGAGGCGTTGCAGGTGACCGTGACCGCGCTGGCCCGGATCAGGGAACGGTCGGACCGGGCGGTCGTCCTGCACCTCGAGGTGCCCGCCGGTGAGGACGGGCCGGCGACGGTGGGCGATCTGGTCGCGGACGCCGGACCGGGGCCGGGCAGTGTCCTTGAGGACGCCGAGCTCGCCGTGTACCTGGCCGACGCGGTCCGGTTGCTCCCGGTCCTGCAGCGCACCGTCGCGGTCGGCTACTTCGTCCAGGGCCGGTCGTCGAGGTCCCTCGCCGACCAGTTGGGGGTGACCATCTCGAGGGTGTCCCAGCTTCGTTCGGAGGCGTGCCGGATGCTCCGTGACGGGATCACCGCCCAGTACCGGGACCGGCCCACCACACCACCGTCCGGTCGTGCCGCACGGCGCCGTGACGACTACGCCACCGCGATCGGTCGGGCCCGACCGTGGCCCGACCGACTCACCGTCTAACCCCAACCCAACCCGTCCACCTATCGAAAGGGCTTCCCCCGTGGCCTACAAGAAAACCCATCCCGGTCTCGACCAGGTCGTCACCGACGAGGCGATCGAGGCGTTCACCGCCGGCACCGAACCGACGCTCATCGAAGCGCCGGAGAGGCGCCGCTGGCCCGTCACCGTCCTCACCGTCGTCGTCACCGCCGCCGCCGGGATCCTGACCGGGTTCGCCGCCCACGAGTACCTCTCCGCGTTCCAGGTCATGATCATCGTCGGGCTCGGCCTCGGTACCGCCGCGGCGTTCTTCACCGTCGAGCTGGGCGACGACGGTGGCTGATGTGTTGATGCTCGGCTGCTGGGTGCTGGCCTGGCTCGGTCTGCTCCTCATCGTCGCCGACGGCGCCCGCGGTGACCCACCGGCCCACGTCGACCTCGGGGCCATCGGGATCGCCGTCGCGGTCGCCGCGGTGCTCCTCGGCTGGCCGGTCGTCGCGTTCACAGCCGGGATGTTCGCCGGGTGGCACCTCGGCGCCCACCGGATGGCCCGACGGGTCGCCACCGCCACGAGCGCCGCCCGTGTCTATGACCAGGACGAGACCGACGACACCCGCCCCGAGCGGTCCGAGGAGAACTGAGATGCCATGGGTCCGACTCGACGACGGCATGTACACGCACCCGAAGATCGGCGAGGTGTCGGCGCCGGCGCGGTGGCTGCTCATCGCGTCGATCTGCTACTCGAACCAGAACGCCACCGACGGCCGTCTGTCCCGGGGCGCAGCGGAATCGGTCGGGTTCATGCCACAGCCCGGCAAGGCGATCGCTGAGCTCGTGGCCGTCGGGTTGTGGGAGCGCGACGGCGCCGGCTACCGGATCCATGACTACGACCAGTACCAGCCGTCCCGGGAGAAGATCCTGCGCGATCGCAAGGCCGCCGCGGAACGTCAGGCCCGGTTCCGGAACGGTTCCGGTCACGGATCAGGTAACGGTGCCCGTAACGGCGTGACTGACGGCGTGACAGACGGCGCTACTGATGGAGTGACAGCGCCGTGAGTAACGCTGTGAGTAACGCTGTGACCAACGGCGTAGTAACGGCTTCCCCGGGCCCGGGAACCGGGCCCGGTAGATCAAAACCGGTTTTCCGCGTGACCCAGGAGGTTGTCCACAGGGCATTCGGCGAGCCGTCCGGAGTTGCCGTGTGAACGCCACCGACCTCACGTTCGACGGGCTCGTCGACGACGCGATCGAGATCCTCCTCGACCGTGCCCTCACAGCGATCGCCACCCCGTCGAACGTGGGTGCGTGGAGGCACCGGACCCGACGGCACCTTCACGCCACCCACGACGCCGCGGCGCACCAGCTGCTCACCGCCGACCTCGAGCACTCCGGTACGGTCACCGTCACCGCGAAGACCCTGGCGAACCTGCTGGCGCCCGAACCCGAGTCACCCGCGGTGCCGGCCAAGCTCGAGCCGAACGTGTACGAGCGTGCCGAGACCCGGCGTCGTGAACGCAACGTCGACGCACCGACCGACTGGCTGCCCGAGGACGTTCAGGGCCGCTGCGTCGCCGACGCACGGGCTGCGCTCGCCGCGGCGAAGGCCGTCCACGTCGACCCCGACGCCGAGGCTGCCGCGGTGGACGAGACACCGGACCCCGCGGACGGGGGGACGGCGTGAGGGCGTTGGCTGCGCACACCCGACGCCGGCTCCTCGACGAGGCGATCGCCGACCTGCTCCGGGCCCGGACCCTGCACGACCAGGCGCTCACCCTGATCGGTGACAGCCTGGCCGGTCACCCCAAGGCGGCCCGGTACGACGGTCACGTCGAAGCGGTACCGAGGTTGTGGTGCTTCACCCACGAGCGGGACCATCGGCGTTGCGAACACGACGGGCTCACCTGTGGCGGGACACCGGTGACGGTCACCGACCCGACCGGTGACGCCGCCACCACCCCCGACGTCGCGGCGGCGGCGTTGCGTACGGTCGACGTCGCGGTGGCCGGCGCGGCGTTGATGGCCCGGCTCCTCGCCGTCGAGGTGACCGCGTGGTCGCCGTACACGTCGGCGACCGAGCGACCGGACCCGACCGCAGCGGTCGCCCCCGACGGGTGGTGTTCGAACTGTTGGCGTGACGACCACCGGCATGAACCGGTCGGGGTCCGGCCCGGTGGGACGGCGCCGTACTACGCCGGGCTGTGCGAGTGGTGTGGCCGGTTCCGGGCGGTCCACAAGTACCTGCCGCCGGTCGAACTGGTCCGGATCCACCACTCGGCGAGCCCCCGGGTCTACGACCGTGACATCGCCCGGTACAAGCCGGCCGGACGCCGTGGCTGACGTCGACCCCGGCAGGCTCCCACCAGGCCATGTGTTGCTTCATGTACCCTCAGCAGTTGGATGGCCACCGTGCGGCCGGATCCGGGCTCGCCGACAGGGCTGAGCCGGACCGGGCGCCGGTCACCCGTCCGTCGTCGACGGTGCAACCTGCGCACCCGGGAGGCTCCATCGGATGAGCCGACACCGTCACAGCCTGGCCACGATCCTGTTCCCCGCCGTCCACCTCTGCCACCAACTGGAGAAGCTCATGTCCCAGACCGATGACCTCCGCAGCGCGATCGCCGATCTCGGCACCGACCTCACCGAGGCGGTCGAACGTATCGAGACGAAGCTGGCCAACGCCGACGCCGACGTCGACCTGACCGCCGAGATCGACCAGCTCCGTTCGTTCGGGACGCAGCTCGACAGCCTCGGCACCGACCCCGAGACCCCGGACGCCCCGTTCGACCCGGGCGGCGAGGCTCCCGTCGAACCGTAGAAGCCGTTCGGGCATGGTGCCGGACAGGTCGCCTCTGCCCGGTCCTGTAAGACCCGAACACCCGTCGACGCCGGAGAGGAGCATGCGATGGCTGTCCTCGAGCTGACCGACTGGCAGCCACTCGACCTCGTGTTCAGCCGGGGTGAGACGCCGAGCCTGCGGGTGTCGTTCACCGGGGTCGCCGAGGCCACCGTGGCCGGCTGGGACATCACCTGTCCTGTCTGGCGTTCCACGCTGACCGAACCGCTCGCCGAGTTCGACGTCACCGTCGTCGGTACCGACGTGGTGTTCACGCTCGACGACACGGTCACGGCGACCCTCCCGGACCAGACCAGCTGGGCCATGCGCATCGCCTGGGGACCCGACACGGTCCGGCTTCCCCTCGGCGGCCGGCTCCTGCTCCGCACGGACGACTGCTGATGACCGACACCGTCGGGTTCACGGTCCATGTCGACCCGGTCAACATCGTCGTCGACGGCACCGCCGCCATCGGTAACCCCGGCCCGGCCGGCGCCGACTCGACCGTGCCGGGTCCGGTCGGCCCGGTCGGTGAACAGGGCCCGGCAGGCCCGGCCGGTGCCGACTCCAGCGTGCCAGGCCCGAAGGGTGACCCGGGCCCGGCCGGGCCCCGAGGCGAACCGGGCGAACCGGGTGACGCAGGACCCGCCGGCGATCAGGGTGCGACCGGACCGGTCGGGCCGGCCGGTGCACGGGGACCCACCGGACCCAAAGGTGACATCGGTGCGACCGGTCCCACCGGCGACCCGTCCACGATCCCCGGTCCCACCGGACCTGCCGGACCTCGAGGGCCCGTCGGTGCGGCGTCCACGATCCCGGGTCCAACCGGCCCGATCGGCCCAGCCGGGCCCGTCGGACCAGCCGGCCCGATCGGTAACCCCGGCCTGGCCGGCGCCGACTCGACCGTGCCGGGTCCCACCGGACCCACGGGTCCAACCGGCCCGATCGGCCCAGCCGGGCCCGTCGGGCTCAAAGGCGACACCGGAGCGACCGGCCCGGCCGGCGCCGACGCCGACCCCGCGATCACCAACGCACTCCGAACCGACCTCACCCAGGAAGGCGTCTACCGCTACGACGAAGACGTCCGGATCAACGAGACGCTCGGGCTCGTCGGCCGTCGGATCGACCCGCTCGACGTCGGCGAGATGGTGCCGTGCTCACGGGTACTCGCGCTCTCCGGCTCCCTCGCTCAGCCGCTCCTCTCCGGCCGTCTCATGCTGCACTACTTCACCGCCGAGAAGACCGAGACGGTCACCGGCATCGAGACCTACACCGGCGGAACGGCCGCCGCTGCGACCCCGACACTCATCCGGGTCGGCATCTACCGGATCGACGCCGCCGGCAACGGCACCCTCGTCGCCTCGACACCGAACGACCTGACGCTCTACGCGACGACCTACACCGCCTACCTGCGCACCCTGACGCCGTCGCTCGCCAAAGTTCGAGGGCAACGTTACGCGGTCGCCGTTCTGTGCGTGAGCGCCGCCGCCGTCCCCGGCATCTACTCCGCGACACAGGGTGGCGCCGCCGTATCCGACACCGTTCTCGGTAGGTCACCTCGGATCGGCGGGATGTGGGCGGGACAGGCCGATCTCCCGGGGTCCTTCACCGACGCTGCCATTACCGGGTTCCGAGTTCTTGCGGTCACAAGGCTGGTCCCCTGATGGCCGAGACCAACGTCTACGAAGACGACGAGCTGATCGTGTGGGAGACCGTCCGCGGCACGCCCGGTGAATCCGACTACGCCGTCGACCGACGCACCGAACACAAGCCCGGCACCACCGAGGCGAACCGGCTGACGATCGAAGACCAGGCACGGCAGGCGCTCGTCAACAACCGGACGTTCGTCGCCCTGGCCACCCCGACTAACGCCCAGGTCCTCGCCCAGACCCGGGCCCTGTCCCGACAGGTCAACGGGATCATCCGGATGCTGCTCAACCAGCTCGACGACACCGACTGACCCCACACCACCCCAGGAGGAACCCATGCCCGTGATCGGTGACCCACGCCCAGCCGGCCAAGAAGGCCCAGCCGGCGACCCTCGTGACCCCGGAGAGGACGGGCCCGCAGGAGACCCCCGACCCGCCGGAGACGACGACGACACCACCCCCGACGAGGACGAGGACACCGCCCCGTCGAAGGCCGGGTCGAAGGCCGAGTCGAAGCCACGCCGCAAGCGCAAGACCTGACCCGGCCATGCCGGCCCGCACCGGCCGCCCATGGACCCGGGTCAAAGCCCGAGTCATCCGACGAGACGGTGGCATCTGCCACCTCTGCGGAGGGACCGGCGCCGACACCGCCGACCACCTAACCCCCGTCTCGCTCGGCGGGCCGCTCTACGCCATGACCAACCTCGCCGCCGCCCACACCACCTGCAACCGGATCCGAGGCGTGCGACCCGTCGAGGTGGTACGGGCCGAGCTCACCCACCACAGCACCAGCAGTACCGCCTGGACCTGGTGACACGAACCCGAGGGGACCGACCCGACCTGGGGGGTGACCCCCGTCACACCCCCTCGGAGCGTCCTCGGCGTAGCTCCCTTCTCTCCCTACGCATTTTCGCCACCACGCTGGGAGGTCGCCGTGGGTCTGGTCGAGGCGTCTGAGAGCGGCGACCGGAGGGCCACCCTCGAGGCGTTGCGTGACCGGTTGGCCCGGGCTGTCGACAACGACGCATCCCTGTCGGTGCTGGCGCCGCTGGCCAACCAGCTCCGGGCGGTGCTCGCCGACCTCGACGAGATGCCGGCCAAGAAGGGGGGCAGCGTTGTCGACGATCTCGCTGCCCGCCGAACTGATCGGCGATCAGCAGCCCAGGGTGGCGACCTTCCCGCCGGCGGTGACGTCATCGGGTCCTGAAGCGGTCGAGCTGGCCGCCTCGGTCGGTCTGCTCCTCGACCCCTGGGAGTCCTACGCCGTCGGGGTCATCCTCGCCGAACGGAATGACGGTCGGTGGTCGGCGTTCGAGGCTGCGCTCCTCGTCGCCCGCCAGAACGGCAAGGGCGCCATCTTCGAGGTGATCGAGCTCGCCGCCCTGTTCCTCCTCGGTGAGCGGCTCATCCTCCACTCGGCCCATGAGTTCAAGACCAGCCAGGAGGCGTTCCTCCGGATCAAGACGCTGATCGACGGGTCCGACGACCTGCGCCGCCGGGTCGCCCGGATCCGGACCTCGCACGGTGAGGAGGGGATCGAGCTCGTCACCGGGCAACGGCTCCGCTTCGTGGCCCGCTCCCGCTCGTCGGGCCGGGGATTCACCGTCGATCGGCTCATGTGCGACGAGTCCCAGGAGCTGCCCCGGGCTGCGATGGGCGCCCTGCTCCCCACGATGTCGGCGCTCCCGAACCCGCAGGTCGTCTACGCCCTCACCGTCCCGTCACCGAAGAACGACTCCGAGCACATCGAGTCGGTCCGGGACCGGGGTCGCCGGGGTGGTGACCCGACGCTGGCCTGGCTCGAGTGGTCCCCGAAGCCGACCGGGCCCGACGATTCCTACGACAAGGTCGACCTGGACGACCGCCGCAACTGGACGGCGGGGAACCCGGCGCTCGGCTACCGGATGACCGACGAGACGATCGCCCGGGAGCGGGGTGCGCTCGGCGACGAGCAGTTCGCTGCTGAGCGTCTGTCGGTGTGGCCCGGGTCGACGAGCTCGACGGTGATCAAGATGGCCCGGTGGGCGGTGCTCGCCGGCCGGGAGCCTGATCGTCCGACACCGGTGGCGTTCGCCGTCGCCGTCTCCCCTGACCGGAAGTGGTCGACCATCGCCATGGCCGGCCAACGGGGCGACGGTCACCGCCAGATCCAGATCGTTCAAACGGGCCGGGGGTCGGCGTGGGTTCCGGCCCGGGTCGACGAGCTCGTCCGGGAATGGAACCCGGTCACCGTTGCCCTCAACCCGGCCAGCCCGGCCGGTGCCCTGATCATCGAGCTCGGCCAGCGCAAGGTGCCGGTCATGTCACTGACGGGCCGTGACGTCGGCCAGGCGTGCGGCATGTTCGTCGACGAGGTCGAGGCCGCCACGATCCACCACGTCGACCAGCCGGTGCTGACCATCGCGTTGGCGGCGACGAAGAAGAAGTTCGTCGGGCGCCTGTGGGAATGGGCCCCGAAGGACTCGACCGACATCGCGCCGCTCGAAGCGGCGACGTTCGCCCTGTTCGGTCTGGTCTCCCAGCCGACGAAACGCACGGGAAAGGTCTGGTGAGCACATGCCGATGAACCCCGCTGATGTCGTCGAGCTCGTCACCGACCATCTGGTGCCGGCGTTCGAGGCCGAACGGGCCCGGCTGGCCGTGATCGATGTGTGGTACCGGTGGCAGCACGAGGACGTCCGCACCCCGAACGCCGCCACCCAGGAACTGAAGGCGCTCGTCGAGCTGGCCAAGACCCCATGGCTCAGCCTGGTCGTGACGAACGTGGCGCAGGCGATGCGGGTCGACGGGTACCGGACCCCGGAGTCCCGTGACGACTCGAGGTCGTGGCGGCTGTGGCAGGCCAACGGGCTCGGCCGCCGCCAAGGTGCCGTGCACCGGGCGATGCTCGCCTACGGCTGCTCCTACGCCACCGCCGCCCCCGGTGTCGACGACCTGACCGGGAACCCGATGGCCGTCCTACGGGGCGTGTCGCCACGCAAGATGCTCGCCTTCTACACCGACCCGGCCGAGGACGACTGGCCGGTCTACGCCCTGCGCAGCACCGGGCCCGGCCAGTGGTGGCTCACCGACGCCGAGGCGACCTACGTGCTGCGCCCCGGACCCGACCTGTCCCCAGGTGTGCTCGGCCGGCTGACCGTGACCGACACCCGGCCGCACACCGCCGGCGTCTGCCCGGTCGTCCGGTTCACCAACATGTTGGACCTCGACGGGCGCACCGACGGCGAGATCGAACCGGTCATCCCGCTGGCCAAGCGGATCAACAAGACGACCTACGACCGGCTGATGATCCAGCACTTCAACTCCTGGAAGGTGAGGACCGTCGCCGGGATGGCCGAACCAGACGGGGACGAGGCCGCCACCCGGGCCAAGTTGAAGCTCCGCCACGACGACCTCCTCGTCGCCGAGGACCCCGACACCAAGTTCGGGACCCTCCCCGAGACCCCGCTCGACGGGATGATCCGGGCGTATGAGACCGACATCAAGACGTTGGCAGCGTCCACCCAGACCCCGGTCCACGCCCTCACCGGCGACATGATCAACCTGTCCGCCGAGGCGCTCGCCGCGGCCCGGGCCGAGCTCGACGCCAAGGTCGCCGAACGGCGCCTGTCCGCCGGCGAATCATGGGCGCAGCTGCTCCGGCTCGGCGCCCACATCGACGGTGACCGCGAGGCTGCCGCCGACGTCATGGCCGAGGTCACCTGGGCCGACACCTCCGTGCGGTCCCTCGCCACCGCCGCCGACGCCCTCGGCAAGATGGCCACCATGCTCGGCGTCCCCCCCGCCGCCCTGTGGTCCCGGATCCCCGGCGTGTCCAAGACCGACGTCGAAGAATGGAAGGCCCTCGCGGCCGACGGCGACCCGTTCGGTCAGCTCGGCGACATGTTGCAACATCAGGCCACCGACCCGGCCGTCACCGTCGACCCGGCCGAACTGAAGGCGCAGGCCGACGCCATGGGTGTCCTCATCCGTTCCGGTGTCGAACCGGTCGACGCCGCCATCCGTTCCGGGCTCGGACCTCTCCGGTTCACCGGTGCCGTACCGACCACCCTGCGGGTACCGCAGGCCGACGCCGCCGACCTCGAGGACGCCTGATCCTGCGTGGCCGTCGGCGCCCCGCTCACCCAAACCCACCGTCGAGCCCAGCTGGCCCTGCGAGCCCAGGTCCTGCTCGAACTGAAGGCGCTGTGGCCGGCGATGGACTGGACGAACCTCGACCGCACCTACCCGGCGTGGGCCACCGCCGTCGGCGCCATCATCGACCGGCGCCGGGTCACCTCCACCAACCTGGCCGCCGCCTACCTCCGGGCGTTCCGGACCGCCGCCGGTATCCCCGGCACCGCCACCGTCGTGCTCGCCGACCCCGTCCCGGCCGGCCAGCTCGACACCGTCCTGAAGGTCACCGCGCTCTACTCCGCCAAGTCGGCGGCGAAACGGGGAACGTCACCCGACCAGGCCATGGCCAACGCCTTCGTCCTGTCGTCGGGGGCGATCAGCCGGCTCGTCCTCGGCGGTGGCCGCGACACCATCACCTCCAGCCTGGCCAAGGACCCCCGGGCCACCGGGTGGGAACGGGTCACCTCCGGCAACCCGTGCCCGTTCTGCGCCGACCTGGCCGGCCACCCGAGCTCCACCAGTTTCCAAGCACACGACGGGTGCGGCTGCTCAGCCGAACCCGTCTACCGCTGACAACCCCGACGCGACGTCGGATCCCACCAACCCAAGGAGGCCGCGATGGCCGACGACGACACCGACACCACCGGCGACACGAAGGTCGCCGACAAGCCCGACAAGGCCGACCTCGGCGACGCCGGCAAGAAGGCCCTCGACGCGGAACGCAAGGCACGGCGCGAAGCCGAACGCCGGGCGACCGACCTCGAGGGCCGCCTGAAGGCGATCGAGGACAAGGACAAGTCCGAGACCGAACGGCTCACCGAGGAGAACGCCCGCCTCACCAAGGAGCTCGGCACCGCGACGGCGACCGGGACCCGGCTGCGGGTGGCGATCGACAAGGGCCTCGACCCTGCCCTGTTGAAGCGTCTAGTCGGCGACACCGAGGAGGAGCTCCTCGCCGACGCCGACGAGCTCCTCGCCTACAAGGAATCGCTGGGCGCGAAGCCCGGCGACGACAAGCCACCACCGCCACCCGGCGGCCGGCCCCGGGAACAGCTGAAACCGGGCAACGGCGACCCCGACACACCCGTCGAGGAGACCGACATCCAGAAGATCGGTGAGCGGATGTTCCGCCACTGAACCACCCGCACGACCCCATGTCGGTCGCCGCGGTCTACCCCATGACCTCAGGAGGTCTCCGACATGGCTCACACCCTGTACACCCCCGAGCAGGCCGCCCGTTCCACGCTGGCCGCCCTGCGCTACCTGACGTCACTGCCCCGGACGGTCCGCCAGGACTTCTCCGCCGAGTTCGTCTCCGGTCGGGGTCAGACGATCAACGTCCCGAAGCCGATCACCGCCGCCGCGGCACGCACGTACACGGCCGCCAACCGGGCCGCCCGGGCGGCGATCGTGTTCGACGAGCTCGACCAGGACACCGTCCCGGTGACCCTCGACGACCAGGTGTACTCGGCGGTCCGGCTCCCCGACGACTTCGCCACGTTCACGCTCGTCAGCCTCGAGCAGCAGGTGCTGCGCCCCCAGGCCGAATCGGTCGTCGACGGGGTCACCGCCCCGCTGATCGCCGAGATGAACGGGGTCGCCTCGGCCGCCGGTATCCCGACGCTGACCAACACGAACATCCGGGCGGTCCTCATCGCCGCCCGGGGTGAGCTCAACCGGCGCAAGGTCCCGATGTCGGACCGGTTCGTCGCGCTCTCACCGGCTGCGGAGGTCGCCGCTCTGAGCGACGAGCTGCTCCAGAAGGTGAACGAGTCCGGGTCGGACGGGGTGCTGCGTGAGGCGACGATCGGTCGGCTGTTCGGGTTCACGATCATCTCGGACCCGAACATCACCGACGGCACCGGTGTCGCCTACCACCGTGACGCCTTCGCCCACGTGACCCGCCCGTCACGGAACCCGGAGGGTGCGGCGAAGTCGGCGACCGTCTCCCAGGACGGGTTCGCCCTGCGCTGGCTGCAGCACTACAACCCGCTGCAGCTCGAGGACCAGTCGGTGGTCGACACGTTCGTCGGTGCCGCCACCCTCGACGCCACCCGGGCCGTGTCGTTCGACATGACCGCCTGATGGTCGCCGCCCCGCTCGCGCCACTGGAGGCTCTCGAGGTGTGGCTCGGTGCCCCGCTCTGCGGGTCCGACGTGGCGCGGGCGGAGGCGGTCCTCGCCGCGGTCTCGTCGCTTGTCCGGTCGGTGGCCGGGGTCACCTGGGACGGGGTGCCGGTCCCCGATGAGATCCACACCGTCACCCTCGAGGTCGCCGCCCGCGTGTACCGCAACCCGACCTCGGCGTCTCAGCTGTCCCAGACGACCGGGCCGTTCACCGAGTCCCGGTCGTTCACCACGGCGGCCGGCCTGTACCTGACCCCGCAGGAGAAGGCGATCGTCGCCCGCTACCGGACCTCGAACCGGGGGTTGTGGTCGCTGCGCACCAGCCGGGACGACCCGGTCGAGGTGTCCGGCTGGGTGCCGGTGGCCGGGTCGCTCAACCCGTTCCCCTGGTACGCCGACGACATCGACCCGGTCGCATGATCGGCGAGACCGTCGGCGTCATCCGACCCACCGTCGAGGCCGACCGCTACCAGAACAGCGCCCTCGTCTACGGCGCCGTGACGCACTCGATCCGCCGGTGCGCCTTCGACCCCGGCGGCACCTCGGAGGTGGCCGACGGGCGCCTGGCCGTGGTCACCGAACCGACCCTCTATCTGCCGGCGAACGCCGACCTGCACGCCGCCGACCGGGTCGTTCTCCGGGGCCGCACCTTCGAAGTGGACGGCGTCCCGGCCGTGTGGGTCAACCCGTACGACGGTGCCACCAAGGGTGTCGTCGCACCGCTCCGGGAGGTGACCGGCTGATGGCCAAGAACGTGAAGGTGACCGTCGACCGCAAGGCGGTGACAGCGCTGTTGAAGTCACCGGCGGTCCAGGCCGACCTGCTGGCGAGGGCCCGTCGGATCGCCTCGGCGGCCGGGCCCGGCATGGAGGCGTCGTCGATGGTCGGCCGGACCCGGGCCAGGGCGTCGGTGATCACCGCCACCCCGGAGGCGATGCTGGCCGAGGCGAAGACCCGGCGCCTGTCGTCGTCGTTGCAGGCCGGTGCCTGATGGCCGAGCTGCTCGTCGCCCCCGACGCCGTCGACCTGATCTGCGTCTGGCTCCGCACCGAGCTCCCCAACCTCCCCGACCAGAACGCGGTCCCCGTCACCCGGGGCGTCGAGACCCCACGGCCACCGGAGTTCATCACCGTCCGGCTCCTCGGAGGCGCCGGCCGTGACCCGGCCCTCCCCGTCGTCGACCGGGCCATAGTCGCCGTCGAAGCCTGGGCCGGCACGGTCGCCGCCGCCCACGACCTGGCCCAGAACGCCCGGGCCGTCGTCCACGCCGCCCAGGGTGTCGTCCACCGTGGCATCCAGGTGTACCGGGTCGTCGAGGCCGGCGGCCCCGTCGAGCTCCCCGACCCGATCTCCGCCCAACCCCGGGTCACGTTCACCGTCGAGCTGTGGGTCCGGATCCGATCACCCCGCTGACCCGTTGTAGGCCACTCGTAGGTGGCTCCCCCTGAAGAAAGTCGCGCCGAAAACCGGAAATCCCGGTTTTCGGTTTTCACCCCGTACCCAACCTGTCACCCGTCCCGGGTGGCACCGACCGCGTAGGAGCGGACATGACCCTGAATGCAGCCAACGTCCTGGTCGCCCTGACCGGCGCCGCCTATGTCGGACCCCCGGCAAGTGTCCTGCCGGCCACCCCGGAGGCGATGTGGGGTACCGGGTTCGTCGATCTCGGCTACATCTCCGAGGACGGGATCACCGAAGCACACGAGGACGAGGTCACTGAGCACAAGGCGTGGCAGAACGGTGCCGTCGTCCGCACCGATATCACCGGTTCGAAGGCGACGTTCAGCTTCACGCTGATCGAGACCACAGCAGCCGGTGTCGGCCTGTACTACAAGGGGACCCCGGTGACCGGTGAGGACGACGGGCCGGCGACCGTCGAGATCCGGACCCCGTCCCCGGACCCCCGCACGTTCGGGTTCGACGTGATCGACGGGCTCCAGGTGATCCGCACCACGATCGCCATCGGGCAGGTCACCGAGAGGGGCGAGATCGTCTACAAGAACGACGAGCCGGTCGGCTACGAGCTGACCGTCACCGCCTACCCCGACGGTGACGGGGTGTGCGCCACGAAGATGTTCAGCAGCCTCGACGGGCTCCCCGCCGGCGTCTGACCGGTCGCGGGGGTGGCCGGCCCCTGAGCGGGCACCCGGTCATCCCCGTGAACCACCCGTGCCCGCTCACCCGCCCGCTCCCGAGGAGACCCACCCATGCCCGCCGCCAAGCCCCGCACCACCAACAGCCGCACCTCCGCCAACGCTCGCACGACGAAACCGCGGCCGGTGAAACCGAAGCAGTTCGTCGACGCCTCCGGTGACTTCCTCGCCTTCATGGAGGACGTGAAACGCCGGGACACCAAGCCGTTCACGATCGGCGACAAGACGTTCCACCTCCGGGGGCCGGCGTTGCTGTCCGATGAGGAGGTCGAGGGGCTCAACACGGACCCGTCGGTGATCGGCAAGGCCCGGGCGGTGATCGACGACTACGACGGGTTCGCCGCCGCCGGCGGAACGGCGATGATGTTGATGACCTACTGGGACTCGGTGTTCGACGCCGAGGCCCTGGGGGAAGGGCCGGCCTCCTCGAGTTCCTGACCGAGCACGAGGAGGCCGTCGAGTTCGACCTCCAGCAGTTCTGGAACATGAACCTGTGGCGCACCCTCGGCACCGAGGACCTGTCGTGGGAACGGCTCGGCCGGTTCCTGCGCCAGCTCCCCGCCGACGCCGCCACGTGGCGGTCGGTGAACGGCACCGAGGGGACCACCTGGACCCTTGACCGTCAGCTCGCCGCCGCCACGATTGACGCCCTGCGGATCGCGAACTGGCAGCGCGGTGGCGGCAAGAAGAAGGACCGGCCGAAACCGATCTCACGGCCCGGTGTCGGGACCGACACGGTCACGACCGGTGACGCCTCCCAGGTGACCCAGGCCCAGGCCCGACGGCTGCTCGACGCACGCAAGCCCCGACCACCCATCTGACCCGCCGAGGAGGTGGCCATGGCAGTCGAGCTGGCCACGGCCTACGTGTCGATCGTGCCTTCCGGGCGGGGGATCGGTAAGGCGCTCGACGCCGAGCTCGGTGCCGCCGGGTCGTCGGGGGCGAAGTCGTTCGGGGCGAAGTTCACCGGGGGCATGGCCGGGATCGGCAAGCTTGCCGGCGCCGGGCTCGGTGTCGCCCTGGTCGGCGCCGCCGGGATCGGCAAGGCCCTGTTCGACATGGGCGCCTCGTTCGACGACGCCTACGACAAGATCCGCACCGGGACCGGGTCGACCGGTGCGGCGTTGACCGGTCTGCAGGACGACCTGAAGGCGGTGGCCACGGCGGTGCCGACGTCGTTCGACGACGCGTCGACGGCGATCACGGACCTGAATAAGCGGCTCGGCCTGACCGGTGTCCCCCTGCAGGACCTGTCCGCCCAGTTCCTCGACCTGTCCCGGGTCACCGGCACCGACCTGACCACCAACATCGACACCCTGTCCCGGGTGTTCGGCGACTGGGGCGTCGCGGTCGAGGACCAGGCCGGGACGCTCGACAAGGTGTTCCGGGCCTCCCAGGAATCCGGGATCGGGATCGACGCCCTCGGCCAGTCCGTCGTCCAGTTCGGCGCCCCGTTGCGCAACCTCGGGTTCGGGTTCGACGAGTCGGTCGCCCTCCTGGCGAAGTTCTCCAAGGAGGGTGTCAACACCGAGACGGTGTTCGCCGGGATGAAGGCCGGGGTCGGGAAACTGGCCAAGGCCGGCGAGGACGTCCCGGCCACGTTCCGGCGGGTGGTCGACGAGATCACCAAGCTCGGCCCCGGCACCGAGGCGACCGCCAAGAGCATCGAGCTGTTCGGGCAGCGGGCCGGCCCCGACCTCGCCGACGCCATCGCCGGCGGCAAGTTCGAGGTCGGCGGGATGCTCGACGCCATCGCCAACGGATCGGACACGATCGGCCAGGCCGGCGAGGACACCGCCGACTTCGGCGAGAAGCTCCAGATGCTGAAGAACAAGGTGCTGATCAAGCTGGAACCGATCGCGCTCCGGGTGTTCGGCGCCATCGGTGACGCGGTCGAACGGGTCGCACCGCTCGCCGACGAGATCGCCGGCGGGTTCCTCGCCGCGTTCGCCGCCTTCACCGACGGCGGCGACGAGGTCACCTCGTCGGGGCTGGCCGGGACCCTCGAGGGGATCGGCGTCAAGCTCCGCGACGTCTTCGACAAGGTCGGCCCGGTCGTCGGCGACGTCGTCGAGACCATCAAGGGCATCGACTGGGCGAAGGTCCTCGGTGACGTCGCCGACGTCGTCGGCCCGATCGTCACCGCGTTCGTCGACCTCGCCGTCGCCGTCGCCGACTTCGCCGTCGAACAGTGGCCGAAGGTCGAAGCGGTCCTGCCGACCGTGAAGACCCTCGTCGAGACGCTCGGCTCCGGGTTCGCCACGACCATCGGGTTCATCGCCGACCACTTCACCGTGCTCGGCCCGGCGCTCGCCGCGGTCGCCGTGTCGCTCCTGGCGATCAAGACGGCGGAAGTCGGCGCCGCGAAGTGGACGGCGCTCAAGGACGGTGTCACCGGCGCCTCCGACAAGGTCAAGCACCTGAACACGAACTTCGACCAGTTCCTGGCGAAGTCGAAATCGATCGGTGGGGCCGGCAAGTCCGCCGCGTCGAGCGGTCTCGACACGATCCGGTTGAAGGCCATGTACGCCGGCGACAAGCTGAAGGCCGCGGCGACGAGCGCTGCGACGTTCGGGTCGAAGGTCAAGACCGCGGTCGTCGACAAGGCGACCGCCGCCGGGACCGCCCTGAAGACGGCCGGCACCAAGGCGCTCGAGTTCGGCAAGTCGATGGTCACCTCGGCGGTCGGGGTGGCCAAGTCCACCGCGGCGTTCATCGCCAACAAGGCCGCCCTCGTCGCGCAGAAGATCGCCCTGGCCGCGAGCGCGGTCGCCACCGGGATCGCGACCGGGGCGACCGCCGCCTTCAACTTCGTGATGGCCCTGAACCCGGTGCTGTTGGTGGTGCTGGCCATCGTGGCGCTGATCGCCATCCTGGTCCTGGCCTACACGAAGGTCGACTGGTTCCGGGCGTTCGTCGACAAGGCGTTTTCCATGATTAAGGACGCCGCGGTCTGGGTGTTTTCGAAGGTCGGCGAAGCGATCGGCGGCGCGGTCGATGGCGCGAAGCGGACCGTCCAAACCGGGTTCGCGTTGGTGAAGGCGTTCATCGTCGACCCGGTGCTGGCGGCGAAGGACAAGGCCGTCGAGATCCTCGACGGGCTCGTCTCGTTTTTCAAGGACCTCCCCGACAAGCTCGGCAAAGGGCTCTCGAAACTGGCGGACGTCGTCGGCGCCCCGTTCAAGGCGATGGCGAAGGCGATCAAGGACATCTGGAACGACACGATCGGCGGGAAGGGGTTCTCGATCCCGGACATCCCTGGCATCCCCGGCGGTGGTACCGACTTCAAGATCCCCAAGCTGCACGCCGGGTCCCACGGTCCGATCGCCGGACGGTCGGGGCAGGAGGTCGTGAGGATCCTCGAGGCCGGCGAATGGGTCCTGTCCCGTGACGAGGTCGCCAACATCCGTTCGGGTGCCCGGCCACCGGCCTCGCTCCTCCCGGTCGGCGGTGACATCGGTGGCGGCGGGCAGACGATCAACGTGAAGACGGTGGCCAACGCCTCCGCCGACGAGGTGGTCGACGCCATCAACGCCAAGCTGTCCTGGGCGCACACGACGAGGCGGGACCGGTGACGGTCACCATGGACTGGCAGGTCGAGCTGGGCGGGGTGACGGTCGGGGCCGGGACCGGCTACGTCCTGACCGGGCCGATCACCGGGCTCGGTCTCGCCGTCCCCCGCAGCGCCGACAGCGAGCGTGGCATGTCGCCGGGTGATGTGGCCGGTGTCGATGTCGACGCCCGGCGGGTCCTGACCATCCAGGTCGGTGTCGACGGGGCCGACGCCGCCTCGGGGATGGCGGAGTTCGAGGTGTTGAAGGGGGCGTGGGCGTCGTCGCCGATCGACGTCGCGCTCGACATCCGTCTTCCCGGGTTCGCCTCGGTGGCACGCCGGTTCTACGGCCGGCCCCGTGGGATGGACGTGGAGTTGGCCTCGCTCCACACCGGCTGGATTGACGTGCTCGCCACGTTCGAGGCGCTCGACCCCTACGGGTACGGCCCGGAGCAGACGGTCGCCCTGGTCGACGGGGACACGGTCGTGGCCTACCCGGGGTCGGCGCCGTCGGACCGGTACCGGATCGAACTCACCGCGGTGACCGGGGCGACCGTCACGCTCGACACCACCGGTCCGGGCCCGGCGCTCACCCTCGTCAACATCCCGGTCGGCGCCGTCCTCGACGGCCGGACCCGGACCATCACCACCGCCGCCGGGGTCGACCTGTACAGCCACCTCGCCCCCGGATCCGGGTGGCCGACCCTCACCCCCGGAACCAATAGTTTCACGCTCGACGGGGCGTCCGGGACGCTCACCTACCGGCCCGGCTACCGGTGACCGCCCGGCGTCTCGTCGTCGTCGACCGTCACGGCGAACCGTACGGTGAGCTCGAGAACGCCACCATCGGCGCCATCACCTACCGGTTGGGGGAACCCGACGAGTTCACGTTCACCCTCCCGATCTCGGATCCGAAGGCCCGGCTCCTGTTGGACGACCGGTTCCGTGAGATCCAGGTGTGGCGCGACGACACGCTCCTCACCTGGGCTGTCGCGGTGCGGCCGGCGGTCACCAAGACCCACCTGGCGGTCACCGCCCGCGGCGTGCTCTGGTACCTGACCCGACGCAACATCGGGAAGGCGTCACGCACCAATCATGTGATCAACGGTGACTTCGAGACCGGCCTGACCGGTTGGCGGATCGGGGCCCTGTCCCCGTTCGAACCGCTCGCCAACCGGACCGACTCGGTGTACTCGGCGACGAACCCGACCGACCGGGCCGTCACCGGCACCCGGTCGCTGCGCCTCGCCCAACCCGACAGCGGGGTACCCCGCTACGGGATCCAGGCATCCCAGTTCTTCGTGTGGACCGCCGACGCCGTGTCGACCCCCGAGGGTGACGTGTGGACCCTGGTGGCCCGCTGTTTCATCCCGTCGAACGGCTGGGCCGGACCGCCACCGGACGGCTGTGGGATCCGGCTCGACCGGTTCTCGACCACCGAGACGATCTCCACCCAACCCGAAGGGGGAGGACCCGTCGAGACCCTCCCCAAGCCGATCGAATCGGTCCAGGCCGACATCGACGACTCGACCCCCCGCGACGTCTGGAACCGCCTCGAGGTCACCCTGCGCAGCCCGGTGACCGGCCAACCCGAGTTCGTCCAGATCACGCTCGGTTGCCCGGTCGGCGACGGGGGCATCTACTGGGACCGGGTCGCCCTATCGCTCGACGAGGGACTCCGATTCCACGGTGTCGACCAGGCCGTCATCGCCGACACCCTCGTGCACCACCTCCAGGACCCCGCCTACGGCAAATCGGACCTGAACCTGGGGACCGACATGCCGGCCACCGGGGTGCTCCGCGACCGCACCTACCTGCACCACGAACACCTCAACGGGTTCGACGCCATCACCGAGTTCACCTCCCTCGACGACGGGTTCGACCTGTCCGTCGATGTGACGGCGACGACCCGGACGGTACGCACCCACCACCCCGCCCGCGGTGTCCACCGGCCCGGCCTCGCCCTCGAGCTCGGCCGTAACGTCGCCGACTTCGCCTGGACGTTCGACGGTGAGAACGCCGCCAACCAGGTCATCGTGCTCGGCACCGGCGACGGGTCCGACCGCGAGGAGACCGAGGCGACGAACCCGCCGGCGTTCGCCGACGGGCTCGTGCTGGAGACCATCTTCTCGGCCCCGCCCGGTACCCCGATCGACTCATTGGAACCGCTCGCCGACGAGACGCTCACCGTCACCACCGCACCCGACCTCCTGTCGGTCACCCTCACCCCGACCCAACCCGGACAGCCCGACCCGGCCGTCCTCGAGGTCGGCGACACGGTCCCGGTCCGGCTCGTCGCCGGCGTGTTCACCCTCGCCGCGACCTACCGGGTCGTCGAAGCGACCCTCACCCCGACCGACGGGGTCGAGGTCACGTTGAACCGGCGCGACCCGTGACCGCCAAACACCTCCCCCCCGACACCGGCCGCGAACTCTCCGCCCTGAAGCGTCGGGTCACCGACCTCGAACTGATGCTCGACCGGATCCGGCGCCCCGCCCCGCCGACCGACGCCGTTACCAACCACTTCAACACCCCGTTCGCGTCGCTCGCCGCGGTCTTCGCCCCCCCGGTCCCCGGCTCCACACCGACGCTGCTCACCCCGACCTCGTACCCGGTCGAGGACCCGACCGGGCACATCTTCGTCGACCACCACGACCCCACCCACGGCTGGTTCGTCATCAAGGTCCCCGGGTTCTACGAGTTCGGGGCGACCGTCACGTTCTTCGACTCGAGCGTCGGCGGGTACCGACGGCTCGCCATCGCGTCGACCACCGGCGACGGGAACCTCACCGGGCTCTACGACATCCACAGCGTCGACCGGTCACCCGGGACGTCGACGATCATGACCGGGTCGAGGATCGTCCACGTCGACCAGTCCGTCGTGCTCCGCTGGCATGTCGCCGTGTCCCACACCGCCGGCGGCGACGTGAACGTGCGCTGCGACTCGTTCTGGTGCCGGTTCGTCACCACCGGCACCGCACCCCCCCAACCCAGTTCGTCGTGATCCACCGCTACTGGACCGGACCCGCCACCCCACCCGCCGAGCCGTGGCTCCACCACGTCATCGCCAACCTGCACCCGGCCGACACGCTCACCGACTGGACCGACGACACCCTCCCCGCCGACCTGGTCGACCGGCTCGCCCGGGACCGGCTCGGCGACGACCCGCGGCATCGGGCCAACATCGTTCGCTGGTCGCTGCTGCACCTCCACGGCGGGGTGTGGCTCGACCACGACCTGATCCCGCTGCGCCCCCTGCCGGCCGGTGCCTGGACCGCCAGCCTCGGGGGTGCCCGCACCGGTTGCGCGATCTCGCTCCCGGCCGGGCACACCCTGCCGGCGGTGATGCTCGACGTGATCGACTCGACCGACTACCCGGCCACCGCCAACCCCGTCGACGTGTCCGGCGACCGGCTCCTGCAACGGGTCACCACCTACTGGCCCGATCTCGCCGCCCACCAGCTCCCCTTCGACGCCGCCGGCCGAGCCGCGCCGACCACCGACCGGTGGGCCGTCCACCTGTGGTCGACCAGCGCCGCCCGACACCTCCGGAGCGGACCATGACCGACACCCCGGAGCCGGTCCGGCCGTCGACCCCGGTCGCCGACAAGCTCCTCCTCCTGTTCGGCTGGATCGCCGGGATCCTCCTCGTCCTCTCCGTCGTGCTCGTCGGCGTGCTCACCCTGTTCCGGCCCGAGGCCGACATCTCCGGGCTCCTGAAGATGCTCGACACCCAGATCTCCATCATCCTCGGCGCCGTCCTCGGCTGGGCCGCCCGGTCCAGCGCCACCCCCCGTTCCTGACCGCCCACCCCAAGGGAGCACCCCATGGAACTCATCGGCATCGCCGGTCTCGTCACCATCATCTGGAAGGTCGTCGACGTCCTCCGGTTCGCCGCCAACAAGGACTGGTCGGCGCTCGTCACCCAAGGGACGGTGTACCTGTCCGCCCTGGCGGTGGCGCTCCTCGCCCGGGAAGCGGAACCGTTCCAGGCGGTCGAGATCCTCGGCACCACCTTCGGTGAGCTCGACTTCGCCGCCGTCGTCCTGTTCGCCCTCGGCATCGGCTCCACCGCCTCCGGTGTCGTCGACTTCAAACAGGCGATCGACTCGACCGACTCGGCCGTCGTCCCCCGCCTGGTCGACACCCGGCCCGTCGTCGACCACCACCCGACCTGATGGCCTGGCGTCTCGCCCGTTCCCTCACCGGCCTCCGCGACGAGGTGAACCGAACCTGGCCGAACCGGTCCAAGGCCAGCGACGGGACCGTCGGCGACCTCGCCCACCAGAACCGCAGCAGCGGCCACAACCCGAACGCCGCAGGGGTCGTCACCGCCCTCGACATCACCGCCGCCGGCATCGACATCGCCTGGTACGCCGAACACCTCCGGACCCTCGGTGCCGCCGGCCACCCGGCCCTGCGCAGCGGCGGCTACGTCATCTACAACCGGCGGATCTGCTCAGCCAAGTCCGGGTGGCGCTGGGTCACCTACAACGGCACCAACCCGCACATCAAGCACTGCCACTGCTCGGTCGGGACCACCGCCGCCGCCTACGACTCGACCTCCCCCTGGGGGATCACCAACCGAGGAGACGACTTCATGTCCGC